GGCAGCAATAGTAAGAACGATCTGTGATGCTGGTTTGAATTGATTTCCAATTGAATATCCCGATTGCTTATCTCCAACTTGGCATACCTTAATGTTTAATCCACAGGTTGCGAGTTCATCCACTTCTTTCTTGAGAGTGGATGGCATAAACTTATAAGTTTCGGTGTTTTTATAACCATCACGAAATTTTATTATGTCCCCCGGCAAAAAACCGCCAATTTCCGATCTTTGCACAACACTCTCATACACAGCATCAAATTTTTTACCCATAATGGTATTTAGCTACAAATAGATGATTTATTCATATCTTCTATTTTTTTAAGTCTGTTGATTTTATTAGATAGTATCATTTTTTCCCTCGCTTCTATTGATATCCCTCTTTTTTTGGCAGATTGTCTCATTTTTTCTCTGGTTTCTTCAGAAAGATTTTCCCCAATTTTTGAGATTCTCATTTTCTCTCTAGTTTCTTCAGAAAGATTTTCCCTACTTTTTGCAATCCTTATTTTCTCTCTGGTTTCCTCAGAACGTTTTTTACCTAAATTAGCTTTTCTTATTTTTTCCTTCGATTCTATTGTATGCTTCACTCCAGTTTTCACAATTCTCAATTTCTCCTTTGTTTCTTCTGTATATGTTTTACCTAAATTAATCTGTCTTAATTTTTCTTTAGTTTCATCTGATACTTTTTTACCTAAATTGGCTTGACGAATTTTTTCTTTGTGTTCTTCTGAAAAAGTTCTACCCAACAAGGATTTCTTGATTTTTTCTTTGTGATCGTCACTTAATTTTTTACCGCTGGTATCCGTCGAATAAACACATAAATTATACCCACTATCATTATTAGTAGAATTAAACAATTTAATATATTCTGATTCTTTAGCTAAAAGAATATCATTATCTTCAACCCTGTTGAAATTTTCAAAAATTTCCAATATTTCAACCGAAAAATTTTCCCAACCGTGTTTCACTATTGCGTTTTGTAAACGATATTTATTTTTATTAGAGTTGGCACAATTTTTATGGCTATTAAGTCTTTTGCTTAAATTTACAGTCTTCCCTATATAAACCTTTCCGTTGTTATTACAAATTAATTTATAAATACCAGCCATTTTAGGATACTCTGTCTCTTTCATGTATATATTTAGTCATTGAATCGATTTCACCTACCTACCAACTAACTTTCTATCTATTCACACCTTATCATAAAACAACAAATTTAGTCATTTACTCTAAATATTAACATGAACTTCGATGATTTGTATAATTTAGTGGTTGAAGCAAAAGGAACCAAGCCGGGGGAAAGAGTATTCAACGCCCAACAAGCGGCTGGACCATCTGGTTTTTCGTCTTCTCCAATAGGCAAATCAAATTACAATCCGGTCAATAGAGACAGGGAAGGAAGACGAAAAACAATAGACCAGTATAAAGGAGAAAATTTAACGGATGTTATGAGTCTTTCAAGTTTTGCATCTTACGATCCCAATTCTCATATAACACCAGCCCATAATCCTAAAGATAAAGGTATGACAGATCAAGTCAATGTTATTAAGCTTTTAGGTAAATCTTTTCAACTTCTCAAGAATGATGATGTGTTCGCAGACCAAATGAAAGGTATTATGAAAGGATTTGAGAAAAATCGTCGTCAAATCTCCGCATATCAGGAAAGTATCATCAAATCCAAACCAAAGCATGTCGATAATCTTTGGGGGAGGATCAATCGTCTCATCACCATTGTAAATGATCCCAAAAAACAAAAAGATTCCGATATTGGGGATTTTAGGGATGAATTGACAAAATTCAAAGGATTGCGGGATGAAGCACAATCTGAATTAGATGATGTTTACGAATCCATTGAAAATGTTTCTCAAGAAAACGAGGAAATTAACGATAGCTATCTGGAACAGATGCTTGCAGTGATTCGTGATACTGCCAAAAGACTTTATAAAAAGCAAGCCGAAGAAATCCTGACAACTCCTGAAGAATCTCCGAAAAGAACGATACCTCTTCATGAATTGGATATTAATATGATTGAGAAAGAAGTTGCCAAGGATGCTCAGACACAACTTCAACTTTTGGAAATGTTATTTTCGGATAATTCTGATATGAATCCTTTGGTTTTGTTCCTTGATATGCAGAAGCAGAATTATGATGAATATAAAAATAACTTCTTTGAAGCTAAAAGAGGGGATAATTACAGTATTTCCATCGAACAACTTTACAGAAGCTTGCCCCTGTTTAAAATGATTTCTTATTTTTATAATGTGATCATGAAAAGTCCTGCCATTTCCCTTAACATGAAACAAGCCAAACGTGCAAAGACTCTTGGGGGAGGAGATGACATGATTCAACGTTTGGAAGGCGTTAAAAATGAGAAAGAATGGGAAGAAATTCGTCCTGATCTACTCACATATCTTAAAAAACAAAAAATCGACAAAGATCGTAAGAAAATGCTCACTGATCTAGCCAAGGGAAGATTCCAAGCCATCCGTGGTAGAGCCAATGCTGCAATCAAGCTTGTCACAGCCCTCAAAGCGGCAGCTATCACCGAATCCTTCGATGAATTGGCAAATGCTTATGCAGCATCCTTTGATGTGGATATCAATGATTTCATGATTGATCTTCAAGAAGTTGCTGTGTTTTTGGAAAAATCGAAGAAATGTGACGGTCCGACCAAAAAAGCATCCAGTGATCGTAAGGGTAAAAAGTGGACTAAATGTGCCAGACAACCAGACGGTTCATATAAAAGAATTCATTGGGGTGAAGCTGGTGTAAGAGTTGGAAAGGATAATCCAAAACGCCGCAAATCATTTAGAAAACGCCATAATTGCAAAGACGCAAAACCCGGATCAGCCAATGCTCTTTCATGCGCCGACTGGTAATCATATGAACATCAAAATCAAATCACTTCAAGCATCCAAGATTGATGAGGCATCGTTGAAAAACGATTACCTGTATAAAGATGTGTCATTTGATCTGGAACCTTCGTATTCTTTTAATAACCAACTCAATCGTAAGGAGCAATTGAAGGATATTCAGGCTATCTTCGATGTGGAAGCCATCAAGACAAGCATTTCCAATGCATTTCTGACATCTCCCGGTCAAAAGATACTCAATCCGACCTTTGGTATTGATCTGAGACGCTATCTGTTTGAACCAGTGGATGAATTCACAGCGGAAGATATTCAGGATGATATTGAAAGAAAATTACCTCGTTCGGAACCACGCATTGTTGTGAAAAACGTGAGTGTAGTGGGTAACGAGGATGAACAGGAATATGATGTGTCCCTGCAAATTGATGTTCCATCTCTGGGTGTCAAGGGGCTTTCCCTGAAATCAAAGTTGAATTCCACGGGTTATTCAATTCTTTGATCTAAATAATAACAATGAGCGATTCTCTGGAATACAACCTACCTAAAAACGCATACATAAACTTTGATGCGTTATCCCTAAAAGATTTCATCATCCAACGGTTGAATGAGAATCCCAAATTCACGGATCAGAATTACGAGGGGAGCAATTTGGCTTCTTTCATCGATATTATCGCATACAGCTATCATACCCTGCTTTTCTATTTGAATCAGACGGGATCGGAAGCTCTTTTCTCCCAGACATCGCTCTATGAGAACATGAACAAGATCGTGAACCTTGTGGGATACAATCCTACGGGTAAGCAAACGTCCCTCGTTCCCGTCACTTGCACCGCCAGTTCCTCCCTAGCGGCTGGGAACTACACTCTCCGCAAGTATTCCTATTTCCTTGTCAACAACATCCAATACACTGTCCTGAACGATTTCTCCTTTGAGAAGACCACAAGCGGATCGGAGAAAATCGAATCCATTGAAAACAATCTCATTCTCTATCAGGGAACCGTTCAGGAATATCCGATTTATACGGCGGAAGGCAAGGAATTTGAAACCTTCCCCGTTGTTGTTGATAATCTGGTGGATGAGAACGATAATCGTTTCATTGCCCATGGCACTCTTAGTGTTTATGTGAAAGAAGCGGGAGATGCAACTTGGTATGAATACGAAGAAATTGATAATCTGTTTCTCACTCCCGATTCCGATAGATACTATTCGGTTCGTCTCAATGAGAACGGACACTATGAAATCAAATTTGGTAATGATGTGTTTGGTAAGAAACTTGTCGAGGGGGATCAGGTTGCCGTTTATTATCTCCTAAGCGATAATGACAAAGGGATTATCAGCAAGAACGTCATCAATGGTAATAAATTGTTCAATTTCAACACATCCCAATTCACGGCAATTTATAATGATGTTATTTTAGTTGATCCATCGTCCATCATTGACCTGACAAACAATGCCACCTTGAATTTTTCCAATACTGCCAATTCCACGGCAATTTCCGATGGAGAGACAGTGGATCAGATTCGTCAGAATGTTCCCAAGTATCTCAGTTCGCAGCTTAGGCTTGTGACAGAGATTGATTATGACACATATCTCACCAAAAACCTTTCCAACGTGCTGCAATCAGTGGAAGTGGTGAACAACAAGAGGTTCATTGATGAATATATTGATTATTTCTATAGTATCTGCGTTGATCCCAACAAATCCAATAGGGTTATATTGAATCAGGTTAATTTCGCGGATTCCTGCGACTTCAACAACGTGAATATCTTCGTGGTTCCCAAGTTCGTGGTTCAAACAGATGCAGAGTATCCCTCATTCCTTTCAAACAGCCTGAAAAACCTTATCATCGACTCCACGTTTGATAAGAAGATGCTTAGTCATGAAGTTGTCCCCCGTGATCCAATCTATGTGGCATTTGATATTGGTTATTCGGCTCAGGCGGCGGATAAAAATGTGTATTCCACCTCCAAATTGGAAATCGTTCGCACAGCCAATTCCAAGATCAACAAGGAGAACCTGAAAAAAAGAATTATCAACATTATTCTGGATTTCTTCAACCCTCTCAACAATTCTCTGGGTCAAAGGCTTGATCTATCAGACCTGACATCCATAATTCTTGGGTTGGAAGGTGTTGACAAGATTAGAACCCGCAATGGGAATGAGATATTCAATGGAATCTCCTTCATAAGCTGGAATCCGGTCTATGAGGGGGTGGATGAAGAGTTCGTAAACCAGACAACCACACTCCCATTTTTCAAGTTCCCTTATTTTTACAGACCACAAACAATCGGAGATAGAATCCTAATCACAGACAGCGAATGAGCAGCTTTAGCGACATTGAATTTAGTGTTCTGGATTGGAAGAACGAAAATGTGTTGAGTTCCTATGCTCTGGAACAGACACCGCTTCGGTTCGTTCCCGATCTGGAGGATTTCAGCTACGTTCGGGTCTTGTGGGACTTTGGGGATGGAACCATTTCCAGTTCTTTAACAGCAGAGAAGTATTGGGAAAATCCCGGCAAATATGTCGTCAATTTCACACTATATGATTGCTATTCCAATGCGGTGATTTCCACGGAATACAAGATCATCCACATTATCGATTATCTCAAGCACACGTTCACCGTAGATTTCGACAGTCCCCCTTACTATGACAATATATCATGGAAATTGGGACAGATTAGTGATCCTATCACAATCAGAGCATATTATCCCCCCACCATTCCGATCACAAGCCTGTTCTACCGCATAAGTGGAAGCAACAGCGATTACTATTTTGATGAATCTACAAAATTCCGGCATTTGGATAAAACCTATGCTTTCCACGAGAAGATTTACAACAATTACCTCTCAAGCTACCAGTATCAAGAGATTGACCGCATTACAACTGATAATACTTCGGTATATGCCAAGATATCGGGAACCAATCTGATCAATGCCACTGAATCTGATAATAATTCGTTTTTTGTTGGTGTATCAGGAACCAAGGATATTCATTTCAAGGATGATTCCATCAATCGCATCAACATTGACCTGTTTTTTGATAGAAGTGTGGAATATCTCAACAATCGAAATAACACCAAGATTTCCCTATCAGCCCTTATCGTGGATAACGATGAAGTGGCGGATTTATCCATCACCAGCAATGGATTGGATGGAGAGTTCTATGAAATTGATTCGTTCAAAATCGATGGTAAAAAATTCTCCCATGTGGACATACCATTTGTTATAAAAATCAAGGATTCGGAGAATTTCAGCGTCAAGAACTTTCCCCTGCTTTCCGCTTCCAATGTCAATGTTCTGGTATTATCGGGGGGAGACGTGGTAAATTCTTCTTATTATGAATTGGAAGATGTGGGAGCTTATTATGGTTCGGCTAGGGGTAAGATAAAATTAAAAACGAACGATGTTTTACACTATGTTCAGTTGAGTGCTAATTTAACCACAACCAATAACCAAGGAAGTTCATATTCCTTAGTGGGTATCACAGATTATTTTGATGTATATCCAAGAAATTACATATTTATTGAAAAGAAAAACGAGGATTTTGATGCTCAAGAGACATTTAAGAGTCTGCGATTTCAAGAATTTCTTCTTGATAAAACTGTATTGTTTGATGATTTCATGGGATCGGTGTTTGGAACCCTCAGTTCTTCCTACGATACACTTGGTAAGAAAATATACGAAAAAATTACTAATTTTGTGGAAAACACTCAAGATGTGGACAGATGTGAGATTTTTCCCTTGATTTCACAGATGAGAATGACGGGCGTTGACAACGATGTGTTTGAATCCAACTTGTTCACTTATCCAGAGAAAATAAAACGAATTCTAGACTTGGGATCAATTAGTAAAAATAAATTGATTGGATATAACAACAAATTCAAGGAGAATTTTGATATCAAGGGATTTTCTTCCAAGGAAATCTTTGGAACCAATCTGGGTAACGAGATAAACACTGATACATACATCATATCAGCGGGAATTCCCATTGTAGCTCTGGAGAAATTCTCAAATCGTTATGTATTATTGAATACTGAACAACCCACAGAAGAAACCGGATTGAGTGCTTACATGTTATCTGGTTATAACGCAAATTGGGGTTGGCCGTTGGTTCTTCCTGATATCTACCAATATTCCGATTTGGAGAAGTATTACCTGTTCTTTGAATACCAATCGGGATATGAAAATACTCTTGTTGATAATACCATCGTGTATAATTATACCCTTTATGATAACCTCTCATCCAAACACGTATTGAGAGGTGAAAATGGGGAACCCATACTCACCGAAACATCCCAACCAATCTTTGAAGAATTCGATTTCGATTACAATTCAGAAATGATGAACATTTCTTTTCGTGATACCCTATATCAGTCTTTATCATTGTATCATCTGGGTTAAATAATGCTAATGACTCTAGCATCATTAGGATATCCGAACATTCCCAAGTCCATCACCAATCCAAATGTGGTGGTTCGTGATGCTCTGGATGCGAATACGCCACTCTCGTTCCTCCAATTCATTAAAACGATGGATGTATCGTTCAATCCGTCTAAAAATCAGGATTATTATACAGCATACCTAAAGGCATGGAATTTTGCGAAGAATACCAAGACGGTAGATGATAATTCCGTGATCATTGAGCGTTATCGGGAGTTCATTCAGGATGTCAATCTGGAATATACTACTTTGGAAGAACAGAAGTTCCTATCCAAGTTGGATTTCAACGATCCCCTTGATCTTGACATCGCCATTCCTTTCTATTCCCGAAAATTGATTGAAATATCGGAATATTATAATAAAAAACGAGAAGAAGCCAAATTCCAGATCACTAAAAAGAGAATTTCTGGCACAAATTTCGGATTAACCAAGGATATTAAAGATATCACCATCAATTATTTGGAAAATCTTGATAATAGTAAGATCAATTATGATTTTACTGATTTGAAAACCAATCTGGAGGTTGAAATTGAGGAACTATATGAGACATATCCTGAATACTTCAACCAAACTCCCAACGATCAGATATATGATAACAAGGATTTGGATTATGGGTTGGATATTTTTCTAAAAACCAATGCGGAACTCATTCCTGAAGTGTTTGCAGGAGTATCGTCTTCCCTGATAGAATTGAAAGAGGGTAATTCCCTATTGGATAATAAGAGAAAATTAACGGAAAAATACATATCTTCCAATTATTATTATCTATCAACTGGTTCCACAGTGTATGATTTCGTTTCCGGTAAGATGTTGGATGCCAACAATCCAGCAGCTTCTTTTTTCAACACAAAATATCCCACGACCGCATCCACGCAGAGGAAAGAATTCAAAACACCCATGGAAATGGGATTCTTCCGTCCCCACAAGCTCTCCATTATTTTGATTGATGGGGAAAGACCTGCATATTCCTTCAATTTTGACAATCTGGAACCCAATACGATTTATTATTTTCCTGATCCTGATATTAGGGGTAATAATGATGGTGTTCTAACATTTGTCAATAATGATTTATTTCTGAAACGCGATGATTCATCGGGAAATGCCAAGAATCAACCGATCAGCGATAAAAGCGATTCCCAATATTACGGTTATATATCCCAAACGGAAAATACCCCCTCAAAATATCTGGATAAGATATTTGAATCAGGTTACATTCAGGATGCAAAGGAAGACATCTACAACAATCTCTATGGATTGTTTAAAAATGATGGAAGCTTTAAGCAAACTATTGAGGTAATCCCCGAAACGGAAAAACAATATTATATTCTAGATGGACATACCTTCTATGATTTCAAATATGGAGAAGGATACGCCTTCAACTATTCCACATTTGATGATTCCACCTTCCCATACACCACAAGATCGGGATTATCTTCATACACTGGAAGATTCACCACCGATTTCTCCAGACATTACATCCTTTTCGGAGGAAAATTCACGGATAATTTCGTATATCCTCCCGATTTTTACCCAAATTGTCAAATTCTGGAAGGTTATAGTGTTTTCCGTGATGGTGTTCCCGTAACTGATACCATATCATCTGATTTAAGTGGGTATCCTCTCAGTGGGACGTATTATTACTCTCGTCTAATTGAAGGAGGTGTCCATGACTCATCCCCTCTCCGAAGAGCATTGGTTGATCCCTCATATCCAACTTTAACTGCGAATGCAACCCAAGAAATCGTTCCTGATGAAGTGAATACCTTCATGATCGATGGTGGAAAAGCAACGTTCTCTTTGTGTGATACACCTTTTCAATTTCCATCCATCTATTACGATCCCACGGTATTGCAATCCAGTGTTTATAATCTTTCATCTTCCCCAACTGAGAATTACTTTACAAGGTTATCATCCACTGGCACCTTATACGTTAGAAACGCATATACCAAAGAAGTAAAACCATTTCAAACGACTTTCAATTACCTATCCACAACTCTGTTGAGTTCGGTTTACAACGAATTATCAGGTATTCATTCGTTTGAAATTGTGGGAGACACCATGTTCATCCAAACCAACAACAACCTCATCGCTCAAAAAATCCTATTTGAGAATGGAGACTTTGTAAATCCCAAGGAATCAACATATGTTACGACATTCAATGCAAATCCTTACCAGAAAATATCCAAACGATTCAAGAAACGGGATAAGGTATATTATGCTCTGATTGACACCGATACTTACCCGATATCAAGCAACAATTTCAAAATATATCCAACTATATATGAAATTGATACTACAAAAAATACCAGAAAAATCTATTCCGTGGGTGGATTAACCAATTTCTACTCGATATCTGGTGGTTTGAATACATATATCAAAGCGGAAGAACCCATATTCACATATAATAATCGTTCTGATCAATATAACATTTCATTCCTTATGAAAACGGCAGATAGTCAATTCATCATTCAGGAATTTGACTTCAAGCTGAATCCTTTATCCATGATGAATCATAAGCAAATCAAACAACGATGAATACCAAATTCCTATCACTGTCTTCCCTGAATACCAACCAGACCACCACATCTCCCACAATCGGGTTAGTTGATAATACATTATTGACAATATCGCTGTCTGGAGCAACGGAAAGGATTTTTCCAACACATCTCATCATTCAATGGGGAGATGGGGTCGAGGATTTCTTTGAAAATGACATATTACAAAACCAAAATATTGCTTCCAATATCTTTTCGTCTCTGCTGATAGATAGATACACCCATGAATATTTTCCATCGACTGTTTCAACGAGCCAAACGCTGACGGCGACATTTTCCTTATATTATACCAATTCAAATATATCCACGTTTACACTACCCTTATCAATCACAAATTATGATTATGCCACTTCAGTTGGCGATGTTCGACTTGTAAATACTGATTATTTGCAGAATGGTAATAAAATACATCAATTAGTCACGGATGAGGGAGGCTATCTAGTGGAACTACTCGTTAAATAATCTTGTGGCTATTTTGTTTGATAAATTATCCTCCTGTGAATCCGTTGCTCTTTCCTCAAATTTGGAGGATGTGAGGTTTCAAAATTTTTCAAGATATTATCAAGGGGATTACACCTTGACGTTTTACAACGCCCTTTCTGGTATCGTGGATGTAAAAAATAAGAATTATACCAATTTTTTGATGACCCGAAACACGAAAATATCAAATATTCTGGAAAAGGAAGATCAAACATTAAAATCAGAATCCTTATTAACCAATTTGAATTTTGGGGGCAATTTTCTAACATTTCAAAAAGCTGATGCCAGACGATTGGGGTTATTAGGCATTTACAATGAGAGTGAATACTATGGCAATTATAATTTCACTGCCGATGGGGATGCTTTACCGACAAATTTCGTGATTACGTTAAAAGCTAACAATGTTTGTGATATTTATCAATATTATGATTACAAAAAGTATTATTTGACTAAAAATGCTGATGATGAATTGAATTTTTATACTCAAAATCTGGGATTGACTGCATTTGATTTCAAATACATATACTCCCGTCCAAATAAAGCGATATTTCTATTTCAAACCTTATCAGGGGTTACTCATTTTGTCCGAAAAACCGGAAATCTACTCACACTATCACCATCCACATCTGCAAATAAAGCGAGTGTGTATGCAAATCCAATTTACCTAAGCAAAGACATATATTCTGATTTCAATATCAACCCCAATACTTCTTATGTTGAATATGGAGACGATAATACCATATCGGAAAACGGAATATTAAAAGACTTGGAAAACAATTATCTATTGCATAGGGAAAATGATTCAACGGATATTATCATTCTAAAAAATCAACTATCTCAAGATAACACATTCACATCGGGAAATACCCTATTGTCATCTCAAGATTTGAAATTTTTTGTGAATGGTATGCGGAATTATACATCCATTTTTAATGATATTGATACTGAAAAAGACGAAACTTTGGCTCTGAATTATGTGTTTTATAACAAATCATATGAAATTCTTCCCGGATTGAATCGCTTTACCGCACAGATAACATGTCACCATTCAATAGGATCAATATCAACGATACAAAATTCGTACAATCGGGAGCATTTGGATATCCTACTCCCGAATATGCAGATAAAGTGTATCGCTCCGATATTTCAGTGAGTTATGACGATGGACAGACATATCTATGCACTTGGTTATCCGGTTCTCCCCTTGGTAGCGATAAAGTGTGGGTGGATCGTTATTATTATCCCGATTTGATTGAAAAATCCTCTGCACTGGCAGGAGATAATACTTTTAATTTAACATATGATGATGTCGTGGAGAAACTGGTGGCTGGAAATAGTTCAATACAGGACAGTCTCTCATCTTTCACCGTGTTTGATAAGAAAAGTGATATGTTATTTGTGCCGAATGGCAAATATACATACGAAAGAATTCAAGTGGAAGTAAACACCGATGATCTAGTGGTAATAACTCCGTGTCAATCCCTGACGACAACAGGAAACAATATCAATTATTTCAAACAATTGAATGACGCTGGTAAATTCACAGTAAAATTTTATTTTGAAGGCGATGGGCAAAATTGGACATTTAAAAGTAAAAGAAATAACACCGATGGAGGGCTTTCAATTGATAAACAAGGAAGTGATCTAATTTTTACCATGAATCTTTACAATCCCGGATTTGTTGAAATCATCACTTTTAGCGAAACAGTGAAATATAAACCATTTCAACGCAATTTCATTTGTTTTTCCATTGATGCCATTACTGGACAATTATACTTCTTCCTAAACAATCAAATTGTGGGTTATTATACATTTGATAGAAATCAATTTTTTGGCAAACGATTGGTATTTGGGGATTTTGTCTTGAATGGTGTGGATATTTTCTCACAAAACATATTATCAAAAATTGGGATAACCGCAGAATATACATCGGAAAATATCGCTTTCATTACCCCAATGCTTGATGGAGAATCTGTTATTGATCCCATTTCAATCACACTACCTTGTGGTATGAGAAACAGCACTGATACCGTGGAATATCTTCAAAGTGTGTGTAACAACCAAGCTTATAAATCCAATTTCGTCAACATATTCATCAAAAATGTTGAATTGGAAGACACTGATATGGATGGACTTCGCAATAGGATAACATCGGAGATTGTTGATCGCTCTCCGCTAACAACCGAAATAAATAATCTAATACTTTCATGATATCATTTTTTAAATTCTCGTCAGGTGAAGCATTTACACTAAACGGTGTGAACTACTTTGGATTCTTTAATGTTGAAGATGGCGTTGCTTACACCGAACGCAAAAAAAGCACAACATCAGAACAACTTGTTCCGAAAAACACGTTCATTTCGGATTTTTATCTGAATAAGATGGAATTTGATAATCAATTTGATTCCATCACAGAAGCATCAAATATGACCGCCAATGTTTTCGATGTTCTCAATAAAGTTGAGATGGAGAGATTACTATCCATTATCGATCAAAATAATCTGATCGTTTTCAAATCTTTGGTAATTAATAATCCTCAAATTATCAATTTTACAGAAAACGAGTCTCATTATTACGGGTTGTCATCCACCATTGTTGACATGAGAAACGATGATCTCATGCTTGGAAAGAAAAACATCTCCCATATTGACCCGTTTCGCTATGAAATTGAATGGGCATTTCTTGAAAAAATTAAATATGGAGCATTGTTCGTAAAATCTGATCAAACATTCAAATATCTATGTTCAACTGGTTTTGAACTTTACACGCTTAAAGGATCATTTACAGATGAAGGGTATATTGAATATTCTGTTCAGGAATTGGAAATATCCGAAGAGGTATATGGAATTGATTACGATGAATTTGAAGACAAGATTACCATCATTGTAAATGGTGATTTGAAGGTTTATGATGCCATAAACTATATTGAATGTGATACTCTGGTATTAGTGGATAATATTAAATTGGGAGATGTTGATTCCGAAATTCTCACTTGGGGAACACAGAAGGAATTTAAAAATTTAATCGGTAAATGGAGTCGAAATTTTTATAACCTCACAGAATATTCCACGGAATTCATACGGTTTGGTAACAATTACCGAACATCCATTGAAGGTAATAACTTAACTCTTCGAAATAAATATTCGACCGATAAAATTGTTGACTATGATTTAGAATCTATTGGTATCGATCAACTATTGGATGTTAATATTAGGGTTATTGATGATTGTGTCCTCATCCTACATAAAAAATCTGAAAAATTCCATATAACATTCTTTGATCCTCTTGATATGGAGAACACTTTATTTGATCGAGAAATTTTCGAGTTCAATGATAGTGATAATTATAGAATTTCGTTTTCAACCTATGATTCAAACGTGTTTTATTTGAATAGTACTGCCCAATCTCATACCCGTATGATCTCTAATCCCACGTATCCAGTGGGGCAAATGAGAGAAAACAATTTGAAATATGTGAAGAAAGAAACATTTAAGAATTATTTACAAAAATTCGGTAATGGGGTGTTGAAATGGAACACGGAAACAACGGATTCCAATTTTTTCACAAATTACATGTTTGATAGTATTACCAAATCAGATAAGAATTATATGTTTCTTCTAAATTCTGGCAGAATCTATCCAATTCGCCAGAATATATTAAATTCGTATCTATCATCCGTTCCCTTAGATTTAATAAAAACATATGACGGTATTCGTTGTTCGGACACATCTTTTGGACTGTTTTTAAATAAAACAATCTCATATATTTTGAAAGATATATTAACATTATACACCAAAGCCACCAATTCCTATTCAATCGGCAAAAATGATGTGTTTTTGAATAAAATTCGAGAAATCACATATGACACCAATAATCTGTATATGAATGGCAATGAAACTGTCAACGTTTTGATGTTACAGCGGATTTTAACGCTGTTGACAGACTTGCAAAAACAATTAGTTGCTAATTTAACATCGCAACAATAAATAACAATATGGCTCTACCTGATTTAACCAATTTATTCGTCGCTGATAGTTACAAAGGTGTTCTACACACTGCAAATGTTCCACTATCTGGAGCAAACCTACCCCCTGTTTATGACGGATTGGGTAACAAATCTTCTTTAAAGTTGGGTTCTGATGGAAACGGCGCGAGTATTAGTGGGTGTTTATCAGCGGATTGTATCAACATAGCTGGATTTACTCTCATTGATTATCTTTATCCAGTTGGTGCAGTTTATCTTGATACTTTGGATGTTAATCCCCAAACTCGATTTGTGGGAACTACTTGGGGTAAGATTTCGGAAGGTAAATTCCTCGCTGGAGTTGGTACGGGTGCTGATAAAAACCTCACGAATCAAATTTTACTGGCTGGAGATGATTCCTCCATTGGAGAATACACGCACAGATTAACTGTTACTGAAATGCCATCACATACTCACGATCTTACAAGTTTTGCATATGTTGGAGATAGGGATAATGATGAAAATAAAGGTTATTGGGATCAAGGTGGCACTTTAACAACACAATCGACTGGTGGTGATCAACCACATAACAACATCCCCCCATACTTCGGTGTTTATATCTGGAAACGTTTAACATAATATGGCTGATATTTACATTTCAAAAATCAAGGTTCGCAGAGGGACAAACGCAGAGATTAATTCAACACGTTTTGACCAAGGAGAACTTGTCCATGCAACGGATTCCAAACGCCTGTTTATTGGTAACGGTGTATTGAGTGGAGGTAATCCAGTTTCCAGTAAAGTTCACCCACCATTGACCAATTATTCAAGCCTTAGCACCACTTTGGCGGAAGTTGGTGATCTGGTATCGGTTAATTCCATTTGGTATCAACTGACAGCATCCCCTTATAGCTCTGCTAGTAATTGGGGTGATATGAGAACCAAATTCTCTTCTGAATTTGTATATACAAATTCCACAGTGAATATGGCAGTTAGTGGATTATCGGCATCCAAAATCAATCCAAATACTGTTACAAATGGTGTTAATATAATTGATGGAAAAATTCAATTAAATTATAGAACCAATTTCTTTGAACTGTCATCAAATCAGCTTTCCATTAAGACTGGAGGGATCACCACACGGGAAATTCTTTCTTCATCCTTTGCAAATGGATTGAGTGGTGGTAATGGAAAACCGATTTCATTAACAGTATCTCCGAACGATTTCACATTTCGATCTGGTATTTTATCGGCTAATTACACACGAATTTCTGCGTATGGATTGAATACCCAATCACATCTTCCAGTATCAGCTTATAACGCCTTGAGTGCTTTGAATGCTAAACTTGGAGATACCTCATCTTTTGATAAAGTAATTTATCAATTACAAACATCGCCAAATATTTTAGGAAATTGGGAGGCTATTTCCAAGGATGGTATCGCAGATTCGATTTATGACACTTTAACTGGTAATTCGACCCGAAATTCCAGTAATTCCCTGTCATCCATATTTAACGGTAGTCCATCTCAAACTACGGATGGTATTGTTCCGGGTATAAAGCTCACCAGCTTCACTGCATTATCAAGTAATGGTCTTTCTTCTGTTACGATAACTCTCTCATCCGCTGGATTCATCACCTTTGCAGGAAATTATACCTCCGAAACAGGAAAATCTATAAACAGATTTGCAGTTCCAATCTTCACTTACTAATATGGCAATATCAATTACAAACGACACTCTTTTAAAGTTGCTTGCTCGTCAAGGAACGAATGCTGAACGTTTAAACGTCCTTTTAAACTCTGGAGAGTTCGCGTTCACTACTGATACTGAACGTCTTTTTATCGGTAATGGTGCCAACAATGGAGGAGTGTTGACAGGTAATGTGTTTAAGGGATCAAATCCAGATGTTACCACATTTTCTCCCGCAGAAATAGGAGATTTGGCATATAATAGTGATGCTCTCGTATTGTATAGACTCAAACAAAATGATGGCTCTCTGTTATCCGATTGGGAGAAAATTGGAGGTTCTGGAGTAACCAGTGACACCAATCAAGCTCTGGGAGGTGTTCAGATTGATAATCTGGTTCGTGTAACTTCCGTTGCATGGTCAACTCTATCCGCTTCCAACGATCCCAATACTTTTTACATTGTTTCCAATGTGAATTATATGATTGCATAAACCATATAACAAGCACTACTATAACACCAATAATCTCAATGGATACCACCACGTTTTTTCCAAAAACTGAAACGATATTTTCTAATTGTGAAGAGTATTGTAAAAAATTAGGATATTAATATTATGAGTGATTGTTGCACCGTTTACAACCCCGAAACCGGACTTGACGAGATAAACTGTATTGAACACGGGAACACCACACCAAAGTGGCGGACTGTATCACTTCTAAACGGTGGAATATATGGATGGACAGAATTGTTTGGCAACGAGGATGATGACAAATGGGCTATGCCGACTAGCGGTGAAACTACCTACACTGAACCAGCAGGTGTTATGTTCAACACATCACGCATAACAAGAGCTACATTGCGATTTCACATTCCTACAATTCTTACACAAGGAGGCGATTATTCTCCATACGCAGTTGATTTTTACTTTAATCTTTGGATCAATCCGTCAAACGCTCCATTCTCTAACGAGATCACGCCAGTCGGTGGTCATCTTTTAGCCAGTGGTGTTAATATTGGCAACTCCCCCCAGACCGTCGATTACGTTGTCGATCTTGAGGCACTGGGACTCGAATGCCGCCAGTGCGATAACTGGAATGTGCTTTGGAATTCAAGCAGTTATATTGACAACTACATAACTGCCACGGATGGTTCGTTTACCATGGAGATCGTTGACGTGACTTTCTGCCCATCCACTACCAGCACATCTACAACATTATCTGGAACAACTACCTCTTCACCCACCACTACCTCTTCACCCACCACTCCTTCGCCGACATCTACTACCAGTAATTGTTGTGCGCCTCCTCCAAATCCACCAGTAATCATTCCTCCCACAATCCCCCCCTTTACAACGCGATCCATACCACCCCTGACTATTAACGTCACTTTACCACCAACTATCAATCCTTTTACAGATAAAATAGTAACTACCACTCAAACGACGACCACACTTACTACATCAACCACGCTGTCTCCAACTACTACTGTAACACCTCTTGAATGTGAAGAATTTTGTAAAAAGTTAGGATATTAAAATGGCTGCAAGTTATTCAGTATTGGCATCTCTGGGTTGGTCGGATACGTCTGATTATGATCTTTATGCAAGGAAAAATACTGGTTCTGCTATTTATTATAGTAATCTAACGAGTGATGGGTTGACCTTGAATTGGGATGCATATCCCTATTGTGTGGAAGGTGATGGACCCCCACCAGAAATAATTTCAAGTGATGTTAATTATACTGTTGAAAATACTTTTTATTTTTGGTATAATAGATTTTCTACATGTGGTGATGGTGGTAGTGTCACTACCTCAGTCACTATCACCAACACGGGAGATGTTAATATTTGGGTTAATGATACCTTGGTAACTCCGGGTAATAATTTTGTTGGTGGTATTGAACTTGTAAGTTCTGGGGGTGATCAAAGTGGATACATGGGGGGAACAGAATATGATGTAACATTTTCTACACCCACCACCAGCACATCTACATCTACATCTACATCTACATCTACATCTACCAGCACATCTACATCTACCAGCACTACCACGACATTATCTGGGACAACTACCTCTCCACCTACCACTCCTCCACCCACCACCAGCACACCCACAACGACAGAATGTTGTTTTCCTCCTCCAAACAGCCCAAATACCAACATACCACCATTTCCATCATTCACCACGGTAACATTACCACCCCTTGTAATCAATCCAAGACTCCCAACCACATTAAATCCTCTAACCATAGGTATAACGACTTCAGCAACCACTACGACAACGACTACGACATTGATCCCTGTGATATCTACCACTCAACAAATAAAAATTGAATGTGTGAGCTATTGTAAAAAGCTCGGTTTTTAATAATTACTGTTATGCGAAAACTAACGATTGGTATTCCTACCTATAATGATTATGATGGATTGTATTTCAGTATCCAAGCCATTAGAATGTATCACCCCGAAGTCATAAATGACATTGAATTTGTCATTATTGATAATAATCCCGATTCAGATCATGGTAAATCCAATCGTAATCTAACGAATTGGATCAAGGAACCCTATCAGTATCTACCATTCACCAAATACAACGCATCCACCGTTAAAAACAAGGTATTTTCTCTATCTGATACACCATATACCCTCTGCATGGACAGTCATGTGATGATTGTCCCCGGTGCTTTGAAAAAACTGATCCATTTATATGATTGTGGAGGAGATGCTGGTAATCTTTTACAGGGACCATTGGTTTATGATGACTTTCATCATTATTCCACTCATTTCGATAACACTTGGAGTTCTCATATGTGGGGGACATGGCAAACGGATGAGAGAGGCAAGGAAACGAATGCTCCCCCCTTTGAAATACCCGCCCAAGGCATGGGATTGTTCTCTTGTAGAACAGACTCATGGTTGGGCTTCAACAAAGCTTTCAGGGGCTTTGGGGGGGAGGAGAAGTATATCCATGAGAAATACCGCCAACACGGTAAGAAGACGCTCTGCTTGCCCTTCCTGCGCTGGTTACACCGCTTTGAGCGTCCTGCTGGTATCCCATACAAGAATGATCTCAAGGATCGCTTCCGTAATTACATGATTGGGCATCACGAATTGGGACAAGATACCAAAGTTCTCAAGGAACAATTCAAAGGTGTGATATCTGTTGAAGATATGAATAAGATTGAGGTGGAAGCCAAAATGTTATCAAATATTCCCTAATTGATGTTCAATTCTAGAATCCCAAAGCATTGCTTCAAATCGTTCCTCAATATATTTTTCAATTGCCAGTGGCTTGATCATATCAATTGCATTTACTTCAAGCTCTTCAGCCCTCTGTTGAATGAAATGAAATGCTTCCACCAAGCAAGCCCATCTTGCAAATTCGGTTAATGTCATGCAAACCGCGCCTTTTTTAGTATCAATGTTTATCATTTATGTTTTTCTTAATCAATTTGTCAATGTTTAGGTCTTCGATAGGCTCTGTGATCAGAACACTATCAAGTTTCAGGGTAATTGCGTATTTGTTCTTACAAGCATCACAATCCACTTCGTATTCCACCTCCGGTTTGAATATCCCCTCAAACATGTTTTGACCACAGTTACAGGGGAATCTAACAGAAGCTTCTTCCAACATACTCTCGTAGTTTTTAATCACATCCTCCTGTTCAACCATTACCCCATCCGCTTCCTGAAGCATCTTTTCAAGCTGAACCACTCGTTCGTCGGTCTGCTTCTTCTCAAGTTGACCCTCCAATTCAACAACCCGATCATCTTTTTGCTTGCGATTGTTCAACCAAAACATTCCCACCCCCGATCCAATCATGGATAACACGAAATATCGTAGGAAATCCATCTCATTTGTGGTCAACCCAAAAGCCAACCCAAGGGAAATAGCAATTCCTCCCAATATTTGTAATCCCATTCTTTTTATTTTTTCGTTCATAATTTTTAAGTCCATAAATATCCCCGCTGTTCAATGATGATCCGCATCACTTCCGAATCCTTATCATAAAGTTCCTTTTCCACTTGCTCATACTCTCTCCAGTCCTCAATTATTTCAAGCTTTTTCACGATTTCAAGACGATCTATTTTGATCCAATCATAACAGTGCTTAATTAAAGCATCTCTAGCCTTGATATTATCCACATATATCTGATCCACATGACCATTGGCGATTTCCTTATCCCAATCCGCTCCCCAATGTTCCAAATCTTTCTCTTTCTCCACATAATGAATCAGGGATTCAAAAAGACAGATTTCCAGCAGTGCATCCTTGTCCATCCAAGTTCCTTTGAGCTTGTTTGTTAGCCATCTTTGTTGATTTTTCATATTAATTTTCCGATTTATAGTGTGCGTATAACCCAACCACACCCAAGAGTATCCATGTAATTGGGAGATAATCAAGATTTTTCGGATTAATGATCAGTAATAAGGGGGATGTGATTACACCCATCACACATCCAAACATCAGTTGATCCCAGAGTTGCTTATTCATTTTTTTACTACGTGCCACTTATCACTATCTATACCACAAAGTTTGGCAAATTCGAGAACCAATTTGGCAATAAATCGAAACGGGTAGGATTTGGTGGATTGAAGACGTTGTTTGGTCTTTTTATGTTGAATTTCGTAGTTCATTTTAGTTAAAATTATCTTTATCTCTGAAAATATTGTCAATCTCCCTCAAACAATTCTCCACACCCTCACTTGATAGTGAAATATTTCGAGCAATATATAGTCTATTACAGATATCCTGTAATTCACCAGCTTGATCAATAAAATCCATTACCATGTCCAAATCAAATGTATTTTCGTCTTCCATGTTTAGGATTGTAGTCTAGTTTTTAAAACCAATCGTGAACTTCTCAAGCGTCTTATCCCCATTCTGCATAAGATACATGATAATCTTCTCCAGATTGCCCTTGAGCTTGATAAGTTCTCCGTTTTTCTGGAATTCTTCCATTTTCAGGAGATTTTCCAGATTTCGGGATGCTGCAAACGCATTATCCACAATATTTGCCATTTGTTGGGGGAGTTCTCCAAATTCAAATGGCAAAGTATGGGGAGCCTTAGCTTCTTTCTCATCTGTTTTGTATTTTCGCATCTGTTCCGAAGGATTTAGCGAACTTTCAAAGTCGAAATCAATGGCACCGGACGCGATTGCAGTGGAATAGGGAGAATTGGATGCGCTCATATAGATTATTTAACACTTATCGCTAAATAATAGTATGACTACCAAGTTTCACAACAAATTCCTCCGTATTCTCCAAGAAGCTCCCCAAATGGACATTGATCCTGATTTGGAGAGAGGTGCTGCTGAGATGTCCTTAGATGACGATGTTGCCATGGATGATTACGATGTGGACATGGAAGTTGATCCATCCGCTGTGGACGAGATTGGGGATGCCATGGCTCGTCAAAATGAGCAAATGGTTGGTGTTGTTGATAAATGGAATTCAAATATTGATAAGTTCCTTGGTTATCTCAATGGTGATCAGCCAAACAGTATTCAGAGTGTTCTGGCTACCGCCAATCCTGAGTCGATGTTGGGTAATTTGAAGAACCAACAAGTGAAAATTGGTCGCATTGCTTCCGATCTTGCTGCTCTTCAACAGTCGTTTATGACTGCTAAGAAGTCTCAGTGATTATTTGGTAGATTTTTCTCTTTTGAGAATATCTCTAGCTACTTCAATAGGATTTTTCCCAAACCTACCATCCCATTCACAATCCCAATCTTTACACAAGAGAGCATTAATACACGCTATTAATTCTTTTCTCGTTGCTTTTTTAATTTTCATATTATTTAATTAATTTCATTTTCACGGTAGCTGCCAAACCCTTGCAGCTATTTTTCACGATTAAATCCGTGGGATATTCATCATATTCGTAAGCCATACAGACAGCATTAATGTCTTTGAACTTTTTTCCATCATATTCTGGCCAGATGAAGACCTTTTCTCCCCCTTCTATGAGCTTTAGGGTCTTCTCCCGCGCTGTTTTATCGATCCACTGGCTATCTAATACCCAAATTCTCTCAAAGAACTTCAAAGCATCCATCTGTTCCTGTTGATACGATGTGAAAAGCTGATCACCTTTGGTAATACCCCCAATACCAAGCCCATTTTTCACAAAACAGGCATCCAGTGGTCCTTCTATGATAAAGACCTTATCCAGATCGGATGATATGCGTTCAATGCCAAACACACTCTTATCTCCCCCATCTTTTGATAGGTAAGAAGGGGACTCATCATCCATCAATCGTCGGCTCTGGTAATAAATGATCTTACCGTTATCATCCTTGAATGGAATTACCAACCGATTATCATGAATCTTATCCTTTAAAGAAATATAGAAGGCATCGGGACGGTTTACAGCGGTATCCAGCCGCCTTTCCTTGATGTAAGCCAGAGCTTTTTGGACGATCTTGTTATTCTTGTAGTAATCTGTCTGATTTTTATCAAATAGATTGATGCTATCTATCGGTAGGGATGCTGATTTGGGCTTTTCCTGCTTCTCTTCCATGTCCATGACATTGATCATCCCATAATTACCTTTCTCAATCTCATCCACCATCTGATTGAATGATAATCCCGATACTTCTTTGATCCACTTGTAAGGTTTGGATGACCATCCGCAATTATGACAAAAGATGTTGTCGTTTTCAGGAATGTAGAAGCATCTTTTCTTCGATCCCCAGCTTTTACCTTCCCTGCATATGGGGCAGCAGCACTGATAAACATTATTGGATGTTTGGTGTGATACTTTGTATCCAAATTCGTAGAACTTGGACACTACATAATCCATGGGAAACTCAACCATCCTCTTTTGCAAGGATTTTGTATTGGGCTTCGATAACGCGGAAAATATTTTTTGGGAGATGTTCAACGAATTCAATAATCTCATGTTCTTTACCAAAGTCAAATTTTTCTATCGGGACTCTTTGGATTTTTATATCTGGAACGGAGAGAAACACGTAATCATCCCCATCTTTTTTTATGAAATTGAATAACTGCCCAACAAAATCGCCCGTTTGAACGGCATAGACATCACCTTTTTTAATTTTCGGTTTTTTAAAGAACATTATTCTGAGTGTGTTGTATCCTGCGCTGCCCACATCCATTCTACAAGGGAATCATTCAATTTTTCAACTAAAAATGCCCCGTGAGAATCTTCATGTGCCAATGCCATGTCATATTTTTCATAAACCTTGAAAATATCTTTCAAGAATTGATCAACTCTTGGCGATTCCACATATTTGGAATCCATAAAACCGTTACCAATGCGTTTTCTCACAATTTTTTTCTTTGTGATTTTTTTAATATCAGCCATATGTGGGTGTTAATCTAATTTTTAAAACTCATCTGCAAGATTCATCCTACCAGCCATGAACTCTCCAAATTTCTGAATGAATAGGTTCTGCATGGCGTTATCTTCCATTTTATTACCATGGAATGAAATTTCAATTACATTTCCATCCAAATCATAACCAAAGAGTTTACCACAAGTCATGAATTCTTGTAATGTGGCTTTCAGGGCGGCATTGGATTGATTCTTACTACCCTTACGCTCTTTTTTAAGCTTTTGTTTCAGGGATTCCCGAAGAATTTCCAAAACCTGCTCATCGACGAAGATTTCCTCCGGTTCTTCATCACTCTTCTTGGTCATGTGAATATTTAATGTAATTTGAGTTAGAATACATTTGCTCCACTCCCTTTTCAATAAGGGTGGTAATTACAATTTCCATACTCTGAGTCTTGAGGTTGAAGTTCTTAATGAAACGATTACCCCCGTCATTAAACTCAAACATCACATCCCCCACACATTCCCTGTTTTGATAGCAAGTAATGATCACCGATGTATTGCTGGGATCGACCATTATCGACCATTTGCGGGGATCGTGTTGGGCATACTTGTCAAATAGCTTGATAGTAGCAAATCCTGAATCCCGAAGTCTCTTAATGAAATACCCCTGTGTACTAACGTTGTTCTTCATGTTAATACTTAATGAAGATTTGGGGATATCAAGCTAAAAAATCTTTCATAATGTCAAGGATAATTCGCCTTCCTTCCTCATTTGCAGAATGGACATAAACCTTAATATTATCATTTGAGGATAATTTATCTTTCAGATATTTGGCACAGTGAATACCACACTTGGTTTGGAAGTTCTCCCACTCATAATAACCCGGATTCTTGAGAAATTTAATATAATATTTCATATGTTCCATGCAAAGGTCGTTGTCAAAACTCGCCGCGTTTGGAATACCACGTTCTTCAATCGTTTCCACAAATTCGTCATAATTCCTCACGATTACCCAATCATTTTCAGGAATTTTAGAATATTCCGTAAGATATACCAATTCTTTTTGAAGAAAAGCATCCTTGGGGAAACGAATATCATCAAGGAATATGTTATATTTCATCGAGTTGTTTCTTGATTTCTTTCAACAAAATCATTTGACCACGCTTACCATTTATGGTTTGTGGTGATTTGATAGACTCAAACGCAAATTCTCGCCCCTTAATCTTGGATAAAAATGCTCCCGATGTTTTTCCATATTTTCCACTACCAACTAGATGTTTAGTATTGTAATCAGGAAACGATTCCTCCCTTTTAGAAGTTCCCCATAAATATGCATTATTACCACCAACTGGAATAATCATAACCGAATCCTGATCAAAGACTTCCCCCAGCTTGTAAAGATCATCGGCCAATTTGCCACCATCATCACCTTCCACTCTATCATTTACTACTAAAAATGATCTTTCTTGGACATGTCTTTCTTCGGGATCATATGGATCAAGTCTTTGACCCTTTCTTAATTGCTCAGGAGATAATTTGCCAATATCGGTGAATTTTTCCCAAAAAAATTGATAAAACGATTTCATTCAATTATTTAACTGATATATCGGCAATTACTGTTGAATGATTCAAACGATTATTAAAATCCGACCATTTAATGGGTGTATCCATCGTCACTCCATCGTCCCATGCCCAGCCATTGGGATTCACGATACGAATAACCTCTGGCGTTTCCTTGAGCCATTCATGAGCGGTTTTCTTGGCAAATGCCTTATCCCACCCCTCATTATAAGCTTTGTTCTGGATACCCGTCTTTATTGCTTTTCCAGTGATGGGATTATACGCCATAGATACCCCTTTCTACCATTTTACTATATTCGGAAGAGTCACAAGGATAGCTATTGAAACAATGATCCCATAGCCAAGGTTCTTGTTCTTCCGATGGCTCAATTTCAGCAATCAGTTTGTCATATAGATCATTCTGCTGCTGTTGAAGCTGTTCGATAACCTCTCTCGTTTCTTCAATCTTGCTCCGGTGCTTTTCCATACCATCTGTCGTGTTTTGTTCTGTATTCATCAATTTTTTCTTTAATTTCTCTCAAATCTGTGTAATAATCCTCGATTTCAAGAATTTTGTGATCCCTTTGAACTATTTCGTCAATCATATCAATCAATTTTTGTTCAGGAGTTGATCGTTCCAGACGATTCTTCCTAAGCTTGTCATCTATTTCCTTTCGGGTTTGTTTAATTTCTTCCAAATAATTTTTTAACTCCTCATCCGTTCTTTTGTAAGGAATGTCGTGCTTTACCAAAGTAATATCACTCAATTCACCATTAAAGAATTTAACATCCCATTCAATCCATCCACAGATAAATCTATGAGCATCAGGAGTGCCATACTGCATACCCTTATCTTCAGGATGACGATAAGATTCGTAAATACAAACAGTTCCGGTGAAGTCATAAGGTTCCCACCACTCTTTTTCAACCACAAATTCCATACCAAAGAATGGAATGTTGGGATTTTCCACATGATGTCCTTCTTCTCTGAAGAGTTCCAGCTTCTTTTCAGAATTAACTCTGAAATTCAGCATCATATTCTCATCCAAATCCTTGGTTTGGAACATCAAAGTCTTCCGATTAATCTCTAAAGGAAGATCGGGTAAAGTGATGCTCTCATCTATTGTAAGGTTGTTAAACATTCCCATATTTGTAATTTAACACGTTTTATTAATTTGTCAACACAACACAGCGCATCACATAACGCCCACCATCCGTGTGATTATTTTGTAAGCTATAGATGGCGTATGTGTGCTAATGGGTTCGGCAGAAATTGATTATCATACAAATCAAAACGATAAAAAAAGCGTAAGAATAATATGAGCGAAGAAGAACCGGAAGATGACAAAACCTATAATAAATACAAAGATGGTTTGGACAACCTCAAGACACCGAGCAAATCTTCAAAAGAATTGCTTAAAGATAATTACACAAAAGAATTGGCTAATTTACAGATGTCTAACAATTCATTAACTCCTAGCGGCGAGAAGAGACGCGATTTCCTCATCCAAGAGATTCTGAAGCTCGATGTTCCCTGATTTCACAGCTTCGTTATGACGTTTTATCACACCCACGCCATATTCAATCTCATCCATAATTTGATCCGGTGTTTTACCAATCCAATAGGGATGATCAACACTTTCAACACACACCCCACCATCAAATAAAGAAGCCGAACAAGCCGTCACATCCAAGCCCTCTCCGGCTTCCAGACGAGGTTCGGCTTGTTCTTGAGGGCTGGATGGACTAGGACGTTGTGTATTATTTTCGTTTTTCATATATTTTTATTGTATTCTAGTTTTTAAGAGAGCTTAGAATGTATTCCATCTCAAAATCTCCGCTCTTCGTAATGATGCAGCCGACTCCCAGCTTGGAATTGATCTTGAAAATGTTTCCATTCTTGGACACCTTTGACAGCAGCTTCAGATTATCAATTTTCAAAATGAAAGATTCCAATTCAAAATCCACTTCATCTCCCACAATACTCAGAGTATCGCTATTGGGAACCGTCTCATCCCCCAGCTTCCACACCAACGAATCATTCTCCGTAAAGAGATAGAGCTTGTTGGTATTGGTGATGGATGATTTCTGAAGAACGTTGGAAAGGAACTCAAAGTCCAAATCAAATTGAAGATTGTATTCAAAGTTACGAATCTTTTCCAAAGACAGCTTAGGCTTAGTAATCACACCATCTTCATGAAGATGATACTTGAACTTCAGGGACTTGTCCTTGTATTCCAGATGATTGTTGTTCAGCTTGAGCTTGATATCATCGGAAGAAATCATATCCAAAGCTTTGGAAAGTTTCTTCAAGGATGGTAGATTGAGATTCTGATCCTCATACTCCCCCAATAGGTAAGCATGGGCATACATGGAATTATCCTCGCTGGAGGCAATCCCATGAATACCATCTTCCCTCAGTTCCAGAACACAAGTGTCATGGATCGCGCCGAGGCTTTGAAGTAAGAACTGGAACTCTTTCTTTTTCAGGCTTAATTGCATACTTCTGTTCTATCAGATTATTTTGCTTTGTCAACTTTAGGGAAATATCTTTCAATAAATTGATAATGATATCCGCCTTGGATGGTTCCAGATTCAATTCCAATTGCCCATCATCCACCATTTGGAGCATGGGAGCATATTGAGGAACTTGTGGAAAAGGTTGAGGTGGATAATAATTGGGAATCGGTTCAATGGATGCCATACCAACTTGTGGATATACTGGTTGTTGTGGTTGAACACGCTCCCGCTTCTGTTGCTCTTGATATTCTGCGATACCTCTCTTGAGAGTGTTGGTATTGGTAGCCAACTGTGCAGGATTATTAATCATCAACGAATCGATGGCAGCACTTTCACCAAGCAAAGCAGCCATTGTTTTATATTCTTCTGGTATGTTCGGATTCATATATTTAAAAAGGATTCCCTCCCCACCGACTTGATGGGGAGGGAATCGGGTTAATCGTCAAGTCCTGCAAGAAGTTCGTCAATATCGTCGTCTTCCTGTTTCTCAACTTTCTTGGATTTGGACGCTGGTTTCTTTTCCTCGTGTTTCATAGGAATTTCATCCTCGTCCTCATCTTCAACAACTTCTTTCTTGGCTTGTTTCAGAGTCTTGCGCTCTTCCTTTTCTTCGCCAACGAAGAAGTGTTCATTGAGAACTTCCTGAAGCTCATCATAAGTCTTCACGGAATACACAGCTTCCAGATCATGGATTTCCGAACAAATCTTTTCAATCTCTTCTTCATCCAGAACAGTCTTGGATTTGGTTGTGATGAAAGAAGATTCAAACGTGGTGTATTCCCCTTTCTTTTCAGCCACGATCTTGAAGTCATGTCCCTTGGACGGATCGAAGATATCCCAACCAAGTTCATCGGAACGCTCCCCTTCGGTTGCATCGTCAATGATTTTCTTGAGTTGTGGTCCCATACGGAGAATCTTGACCGTGCCATTGTTCTCAGGCTTGGCAGGATCGTTGATCACATAGACATTAACAAGCCATTGCTCCTTTTGAGAGATTTCAGCCTTGTAATCTTTGTTTTCAGCCTTGGGATTCTCTTCCTTCCAAGTCTTCCAAAGCTTCCAACGAAGCTCTGCAATCGGATCACGATCCCCCGTGGTTTGCAGACCAATGAAGCTCGTATATTTCCCATTGGCACGGCTTTTCCAACCATGCACCCAATGATGGAAGAATGTCTTCTCTGGGTCTTCCACATTCGGGATAAGCCTAAGCGTGTAGGTATGTCCTTCAGGGAAACTCATGATATTGGAGAATTGACCCCCCGATGAATCACTACTCTTATTTAATGCCGCTTTGATCGAATCGAACATAGCTGCGCCGAATTTGCTTTTTTGTTTAGTTGCCATTTTAGTTTATTTGTTCTTTTATTTTGGTTGTTGCTTTTTGAGAGAATTCCTTCATTTTTTTTGACAGATGAAATTTGTTTTTTGTCTTTTGAAACGTGATCCAAAAATCTGAGAATATGAAATCCAGAATCCGATTTTCCACCTCGATTTTTGAGACACCTAAAGAATGCAAACAATACATATTAATGTGATGGTTCTTTAGATGGTCAATCATGCAAGGAAGGTTATGTTCTATATATAAGGGATATTGTTCCAAAGTCAAGCCCTTTTCTTTACAAAAGTTCTTAATAAATTTGAGGCTATCGACCAATCTCTTGAGAGAACTTTCGGAATCGGGATCATCCATCTCAATCTTCTTCATATATTGGGAATATGCCTTCTTTGCCTTGGAAGTCAAGAAGAATTCCAGATCAAAATAATCATCATCCTCGAAAATCCTATAAGGAGCAGAGAAATAATCATCAATTCTAATATTCTGATAGCTATTGAAGAATCTTTCTAGAGAAGCGAGATAATCCAATTTGGTTTGATCCATATCGGAGAAATCCTTTCTAATCCGAAATGGCTTATCACGCATCTTACGAGAAATCGCCAGATGGGAGTTGTATATTCTTTTTTGGAAGTCAGTCATATATACTTCAATTTAGCATTTCCAAAATTATCTATTTCGATGTAAGAACACTCCTCATCACAAAAAGAACCACTGTTGATATAGGTCATATCATTTTCAACATAAATTTCAGGATAGTGCGTGTGTCCAGCCAATACGTAATCAAACCCCGAATGTTTTTTCAACATTTTTGTTCGGACGATTTCTTTAGCTTCAATCCAAGATTTGCTCCACCCTTTAATTTTTCTGGAAAGACTCTTTCGTTTATCTAATTTCTGAATGTGATAATATAAGCCAGTGAAAAACCATGTTACAAGTGGTCGATGATTGATCCAAAAATCGTGTTTATCCCCATGTTCCACATAGAATGTCTTACCCCCCACTTCAAAGGAATAATAATCAACAAAATACATACCAGTAATAGCACTTAAAAATTCAACATCAGGATCGTGATTACCTTTGACCAAAATTACTTTATGTGTTTTTGTTAATTTCCTGATTTTGGATAGTATTTTCCAATCTTCTTTTTGATAACGTCTAAAATTATCACTGTCAAAAAGATCGCCATTTATAATTAAATTTTGAAAATTCTTTTTGAGAACTTCCAACACTTTTTTCTGTTGTGAAACGGGTGTTCCCAAGTGAATATCACTGATAACTATGGTGTTTATCATTTCTGCTTCTGCTTCTTCTTCTGTTCGCCGTTTACCCATTTTGTGACAAATTTGCTGCGCGATATAGTAGGATCATATTCTAGAAACACCTTAACAAGTTCCTGATCAGAGTCAAGGGACAAGATCGTTTTCAGGATCGTTTTCAGTTTCTCTTCTTGGAGAGTAGTCACAAAAACGTTCTGAATAGATAATTTCTTACCTTTGATGTTATTTACGAAAGTGCAATAACAAATGAATAGGTGATCACTCTCGCTTTCTATAATTGCAGATGAAGGATCGTTCATAGTTCCGTAAGTGTTTCGCTAAATTTCAAAAATTCTTTGGTGATTTTGCCTCCTGATGCCCATTCGCCACCACCACCATCACACAGATTAGCAGCCATTTTAGCAATGTCAACCTCCGATCCCTTGTATTTTCTAAATGAAACAAATTGTGTATCGGGATTCATGACAATTACAGCGTCTCCTTGGTAATTTTCCATGATGGAATGGGACAATTCATTGACTGAGAATTTGGAAATGGCAGAA